TCCTTGTGTAAATCCGGCTTGTGATTCACATTGAACACCTCCAGATGGTTGTGCATATTCAAAAAACAGACCACTATTCAATCCAAAAGCCCCTGTTGCACCAGTTCCCCCTGTAGGCCCTGCAATCAGATTTGTTAAACCTACTGTGGTTTGAGTTCCACTGGTAGTTACAGTAATTCCTGTACCACCAACTAAAGTTACAATTCCAGTTGCTCCGTTAAATCTTCTTACACCTTCAAGATTTCCTACTAAACCATTAAGACTCAAAACACCAGTATTAGTAATAGTAATAGCACCAGTTCCACCAGAAGGACTTATTGAGATTCCATTTCCACCAGTTGCTGAAGAAACACCTTGAATTGCTCCAGTTCTTCCATTAAATGATCTTACAATATTTCCATTATAAGTTCCATTAACTGTAAGATTTCCAGTTATAGTTTGAGAACCAGATACAGTAAGACTTGGAGATACAGTTATTAATCCTGATGCCAGACTTAATGTAGTGGGTGCCCCAAATTCCTGTGGTGCACTCAAATTCAAAGTAGTACCCAGATCTGAAAATATATTATTGACACCAATAATTGTAGTGGGCAGACTTGCTACTATATCACCAGTCCCACCAGTTGGAGTTATTGTTATTTGATTTGAGGTTCCGACAATTTGTCTAACACCTGTATTGGATATCTGAATATTTCCAGTAGAACCATTTACAAAAATTCCAGGAGTGGCCTGTAAGGAATTTACACCTTGAATATTTCCTGTTGCACCATTGAAGGTATTTACCAAATTACCTGTAATAGTCTTTACATTTCCAATAATTGAAATGTTTTGAGCACCTAAAGTTATTGATTTGGTAACATCATTTACTGCTATTCCCGCTAAGGCAAGCGAGGGATCAGAAGTATTTAAACCAACAGTTCCATTTACTGAAGCAATTAAAATATCATTATTTACGGGATCTATAGCAATTAATGCCTTAGGATTGTTAACTGGACCACATACACCTCTAATATAGACAGTATCATCCAATATAATTGGACCACATGAACCACAAGCTCCAGCAGAGGACAATATAATATCATTTCCAGATAATGTTATTCCAATATTATTGCCAGCCAATATTGTAACTGAACCAGTAAGACCATTTAATGTAAACTGATTTGGTGCAGAAATTGTTAAAGTATTTCCACTAGATGATATATCAATATTTGTACCAGCAGTAATACCAACATTACCTGTAATTGCATTTACAGATAAAACACCGCTATTATTAAATGTTTTTAGTCCAGAAGCCGATGTAGTTATTTGAATCCCTGTCGATCCCGCAACAGCCAATACTCCAGTATTTCTAATAACAATTGCACCAGTAGATCCTGTAAGAGTTAGTCCTGGGTTTGTAACAGCCGCAGTTAGTGAAGACACTCCTTCTAAAATTCCAGTTACACCATTTATAGAAAGTACACCGGTATTTTGTATCCCAATATTTCCTGTTGTACCATTCAATAATATTCCAGTAGAACCTGTTAGCGACAGAACACCAATATTTGTTACGATGACATTTCCTGTTGTACCATTTACACTTATGCCAGTTCCACCTTGTATGGCAGAAACTCCTTGAAGATCTCCTGTTAGCCCATTAAAAGTTCTTACATAAGAATCTACGGGACCAGTATTTCCTCTGGGTCCAGTGGAACCTGTATTTCCTTGTACACCTGCAATAACCATTGTCCAATTGGATGTTTCTGCTGTGGTATTTCCTAATATATAATCAGACTGGACTCTATATTGAATATTAGTAGGTGAATTATTAACTATATTGGTAATATCACCTTCAAGATAATTTGTTACAGTATCACTTTGAAATACTCTTACTCTATTGCCAATAGTAAATGCAGTATATAAATTTGTAGAAAAGTTAAAAGTAATTCCACCATACGAAAGAGTAGTTCCTGGTTGCGCTCCTCCACCAGAACTTATTGTTTGTATTTTATCATATCCAGCACCAGTAAATCCAGTAATACCTGGATTTCCAGTAGGTCCAGTAGATCCAGTGCTTCCTGTAATTCCTGTTGCCCCAGTAGGTCCAGTGGATCCCGTGATTCCTGTTGCCCCAGTAGGTCCAGTAGATCCAGTGCTTCCTGTAATTCCTGTTGCCCCAGTAGGTCCAGTGGATCCCGTGATTCCTGTAGCACCAGTTGGACCAGTGCTTCCTGTAATTCCTGTAATTCCTGTTGCGCCAGTAGGACCAGTAAAACCAGTGCTTCCTGTTGGTCCCGTTTGACCAGTATTTCCTGTTGGTCCGGCTACAGTAGAATCTGCACCAGTGGGTCCAACAGCGCCTTGTGGACCTGCTTGACCAACTGAACCAGAAAGATTTACATCCCAATTACTAAAATTTTCTGAACCAGAAACACCAGTAACTGTTAAACTTAATGTAACACCAGAATAATCTACCATGGTAGCATTAAAATATTGTGTTACTGTAGCTGCTACCAATAAATTTTGAACTTTGCTATATGCTAAACCTGAAGGAACTGTTAAAGTTACTGCACTTCCTGCCGTCAATGCTCCAAGTGTAATTGATGTAAGAGAGGTTGATTTATATACATCTCCTGTATTTCCAGTTGGCCCAGCATTTCCAGTAGGACCCGTTGGACCTGTTGATCCAGTGTTTCCTGTATTTCCTGTTGGTCCTGTTGGGCCCGTTGTTCCTGTTGATCCAGTAGAACCTGTTGGTCCTGTTATACCAGTGTTTCCAGTATTTCCTGTTGGTCCTGTTGGACCCGTTGTTCCTGTTGATCCAGTAGAACCTGTTGGTCCAGTAATACCAGTGTTTCCGGTGTTTCCTGTATTTCCGGTGTTTCCTGTATTTCCTGTGGAACCTGTTGGTCCAGTATTTCCTGTCGAACCAATAGAACCAGAAATTCCTTGAATTCCAATTTCACCTGAAAGATTTAATTCCCATGAAACAAATGTTCCAGTACCGACTATTTTTAGTATTGTAAGTGTTACAGAAGTTGAAGTTACAGTAGAAATACTTCCAACTAAATAATTTTCTTCATTAGCAACTACAACTAATGATTGCCCGACACTATATGCTAGATTTGTTTCAACTACATTAAAAGCTACTTTACCACCAACAATAAGAGAATTTAAAGTTATACTGTCATTACTTGTGCTTTTATATCCTGCTCCCTGAAGTCCTTGTGCACCGGGATTTCCTTGATCACCTGGATTTCCTTTGTCACCTTTATCTCCTTGTGGTCCTTGATTACCAGTGGGCCCAACAGGACCAGTTGGTCCAGTTACTCCTGCGGCAGTTGATCCCGGACCAGCAGGACCTGATGGCCCCTGTATTCCATAAGGAGTATTATAAACTGTTACATAAATGATGTCTTCCATGTGAATATATTTATGTTATTATGCTGGATACCCTTGTCCGCCTATAAATCCAAGCCAAGCTCCACCATTATTAAATGTGACAAATGAGAATACGTCAAGTTTTTGGCCACTACTTATTGTCGGAGATATTCCATTATTGGGCCATTTTATTTTAGATCCCCAGTTAATAGTATTAACTCCTGATGCATTTGTTTTTAATATTAAAGTAAAACCAGAAGACCTTTTTGTGGTATTTCCAGATTGACTATCTGGAGCATTAATAATATTTAAAGTTGTAATTGATTTTGATAGTTCTACAGAAAATACTTGAGCTTTTGACAAATCTAATGTGAGAGTATTATTAACATCAATTAAAGGTTCGTCTAAAGTTTCTCCGTATGATTGAAAAGTAGGATTGAGAATTGTGCTTCTACCTAAATCTAAAGTCAATCCTCCACCAAATGCTTGTAGATTGGGAGGCGCTATAAATATACTACTTTGTAAATTTACTTCACTAGTAAATGTGTTTGGTTGAGTAAATGTATTTATTGCATTTCTTCTAGCAACACTTAAAATAGATCCAGTAGCTCCATCTATATCCGAGACACCTGTTACATTTCCTGTAAGACCATTAAACGTATTAACAATATTTGGTCCGGAGATTCCAGTTGTTGTTATGGTTCCATTAACATTTAAATTTCCAGATCCGGGTGTTATCGTTATTCCAGTAGTTCCGCCAGATATTATCTGTGCACCAACTGTAGGTCCACCATGCTCAAATCTAATAAAATCACTAGCACTAGTCGTTCCTCTTGTGTAGATATACAAATTTGGATTAGAGTGTGTTAAACCGGGAGTTCTTCTATTGGAATTTACTCCAGTACTATCTACTATAGCAAATGCACCGCTATTAGTTCCTGTGCTTGTGTTTATAGAAAGTTGAACAGTTGGTGAACCACCGCTAGGTGAGACTCTAGTAATAGAATGTTGTGCATTAGCACCTAAATTTAATGCAATTGAATCATTTAAAGTTAGAGAATTGTCTACACGCATTGCCGTATTAGTAGTAGCAACAGTGCCATTAGAATTTCTAACTGTGATAATTGGCCCAAAACCCCAAGAAGTAGTATCTATTCCAACACCAAAATGGGTAGATCCACCTGAAGGTCCGGGAAGAATATCTACTCTTCCATCAGTGGTATTTGCAATAATTTCACCATTTTGCAAATTTACAAATCCACCAACTCTAAGATTTTGTGTAATTATATTTGCTGCAGAAAAACCAACAGTTCCCAATTGATTCAAATCACCAGTAATACCACGGAAAGCATCATTAACATTTCTATTGTTTATAGAAACTAGATCTAAATTATAATTTTGAAAATCACTCTGTGATAATCTATTAATTAATGGAACAAAATACGAAGATCCGTGAGAATTATTACTAAGGAATATTTTATTATAAGCAGTACCCGATTGATAAGAATGACTACTTAATAATGATCCACCTGTACCAACTGTACTGGAACCTTCAGTTCCATTCGTTGCACCTGTATAAGGTGATATTTTTGCAACATAATTATTTGTTATTGTTGCATACAATGCGGTTTGTGACGGATTTGAACCAGTTGTACCATCTGTTGTCAAAGATCTTGTAAAAATATTTGCTAATCTTTGCGATTCTCCTTGACCAATAATTGAATTTTCATTTACAGTTATAAAAATTGGTTGTGTTGCTAGTGCCGAGAGTCCGGAAGCTTGAGTGCCATTATTTTCGGCTACATTTACAACACCATTTCTATAAATTCCAATAGATGAAGGAACATTGTTAATAATAATATTATTATTTACTGTATAGTATTTTGGTCTGGGCATACTAATATCAGTATAAAATGATATTGCTGACGAAGTAAAATATGCCGTTGCACCGCCCGCTATTGGTAAACCATCATCTGTAAATGGATTCTTTCCATCAGTTGTAGCATCAAAATGGAATGTATTGTTGCTTACATTTCCAACAGCAAGTTGCGGATTTATGTGTGCCGCTCCTCTGGCAATAGATCGAATATTGGAATATATATGATTGCCAGTTATAGTAGACTCATCTCCTTGAATTTTTATTGAACGACCTTGGCAATTTATAAATTTATTGTTTGCAACAATGCTGGTTGATGGAATAGTATTTGCTCTATAAGTCAATCCACCAAACAATACTACTGCATCTGCATCGGAGTTTGTAGTAACATCAGGACCAGAAGTTCCTGTTAGAACATTTTCAAATACATTGTTTGTTACATTGACCCATTCAGGGAAATAAGTTGTTGACCCGGATATTCCTATAGTACAAACAAATGCTTGACAAGCACTATTTGCAGTTGGAGTTGTACTTCTTGTTATATTTTTAAATAATGAATTTGTTAATATAATACTTTTAAATCCACCAGAAATTAGACAACCAAAACTACCTAAATCACTAGTTGTTCCAAATGTATTAAGGAATTGGCAATTATTAATAAAAATTCTTGCCGATGACTGATTAAAAGAACTTGATTGAAAAATTCTTGTAGATTGATTATTTGCATCAAAAATTAAACCTTGAATATCAATATATTTACTATTTGTGTTTAGCGTCAACATACCAGTGCCGGGAGTAGCATTGACATATTGTAAAGTTGCATTATCTCCTACAAGTTTAATATCTCTATTAAGATTATCGACACTGCTAAGACCAACAGCTGCAGATATTTTATATGTACCATATGGAAAATATATTGTTCCGGGAGCAGTACCACCTAATCCATTAAGAGCACTAATTGCACGTTGAATAGCCAACCTATCATCTGTAACGCCATCCCCAATTGCACCAAAGTCTTTAACAGAAAATATATCTTTTAATTTATTATCTATTGTACGTGCTACCGCAGATGTACCAACTTGTGTAAATGACAGTCCAGATAAATCAACATTACCTGTTGGACCAGTTGGTCCAGCCCCCGTTGGACCTGTTTGGCCGGTATTTCCTGTAGGACCTGTAGGTCCTGTTGGACCTGTTTGCCCAGTATTTCCTGTTGGTCCAGCCCCTGTTGGGCCTGTTTGTCCAGTATTTCCTGTAGAACCAGTAGGACCAGTTTGACCAGTGACTCCTGTTATTCCTCCTCCGGTTGGTCCTGTTTGACCAGTATTTCCTCTTGGTCCGGCTACGGTAGAATCGGCACCAGTGGGTCCAACAGAGCCTGGAGGACCTGCTTGACCTATAGCTCCTGCAAGATTTACATCCCAGTTAGCTGTACTACCAGAACCACATATACCGGTTACCGTTAAAGTCAATCCTGTACCAGAATAACTAATTAATGTACCATTAAAAAATTGAGTTGGTCCAGCGGCAACCAATAAACTTTGAACTTTGCTATATGCAAGTCCCGAAGGAACTGTTAAAAATATCGATCCACCTAAAGTTAATGAATTCAGATTTATTGAAGTAGATGATGTTGATCTATACTGATCTCCTAAACCTGTGGGCCCATTTTGACCATCTGGTCCTGTTGGTCCGGTTGGTCCTGTTGGTCCCGTGGGACCAGTGGATCCTGTTGTTCCCGTATTTCCTGTAGAACCTGTTGGTCCGGTAGATCCCGTAGACCCTGTGGAACCAGTGGATCCTGTTGTTCCGGTATTTCCTGTAGAACCTGTTGTTCCGGTAGATCCAGTAGAACCAGTAGATCCTGTTGATCCCGTAGAACCTGTTGGTCCTGTTATACCGGTATTTCCTGTATTTCCGGTGTTACCGGTATTTCCTGTAGAACCTGTTGGTCCTGTTGGACCGGTTGGTCCAATATCTCCCGTGGGTCCAGTTGGGCCTGTATTTCCTGTAGAACCTGTTGGTCCTGTTGGTCCTGTTGGACCGGTTGGTCCAATATCTCCCGTGGGTCCAGTTGGGCCTGTATTTCCTGTAGAACCTTGATTTCCTGTAGGACCTGTAGGGCCAGTAGGACCTGTGGGACCAGTATCTCCAGTAGGCCCTGTTGCACCAGAAGATGAAATAATAATATTATTTCCAGATAAACCTATACTAGTATTTGTTCCCGCTAAAAGTGATATAAATCCAGACAGACCATTTAAGTCAATAACACCACTACTCAATCCACCTGTAGAAGAAATAGTAAGTGTATTTCCAGATAAACCAAGAGAAACATTTTCTCCTGCACTTATATTAATATATGATGTAAGACCATTTATTTGATTGACAACATTACCAACATAATTACCACTTACATTTATATCACCAATAATAAATGCAGTTCCTCCACTTGGAGTCACAACAAAATTTCCAGCAGAAGAAACATCTAAAAGAACATTTGTTCCTCCAGAAGAAATTTTATCATCATAAATTAATTTAAGTATTTTACCGTCTGATTTATTTAATTCTACTGCATGAGTCATTGCCGCAAGACTATCTCTATTTACAGTAAAATATGTATCGTATGTACTTCCCAGGTTTCTTATTTTAATAATATTACCGTCTGAAGTATTACCTTTTACTTCTAATACGGTTCCATAATTTGTTGAATCTACATCCCCTAATTGTATTAGACTTGGATCTTTAAAATATAGACCGTTTTGAGCAATAAAGTAAAAATAATTATTTCCTTCAACAGACAATGGGCTAATGTTTAAAGTATTGTTTCCATTCAATTCTGCTAAATTAAGAGTTGCAGCATATAATTTGGAAGCCAATGGATTATATCTTAATTGTCCCTTCGCTGTGGTAAGGCCAGCTTTATCAATATATAAACCCTGGTCTCCAGTAGATCCAGCAAAAACAATATATTGATCCAGCATTGACTCTGTTGTTGTAATTGCTACTTGTGATGCAATACTACTATTTGTTGGTACACTATCATATATTATTGTACCAGAATTAGCTTGGTTTCCAGTTTGTGCGGTACCACTTATTTGTGTAAATGTTAAAGAAGTACCAGAATATGCTGTAATAGTACCATACAAATAATTTCCAAGTAAAGGAAAACTAACTTTAATTGTATTTCCAACACTTAAAGCATTTGAAGCAGAAGAAATATCTACGGTAACTGTAGTGCTAGTACCATAATTTACAGTAACATTACCTGTAAAATTTAAAGAAAAGAATCCACGGCCAGTGGAACCTGCGGGACCAGTTGGTCCAGATGGTCCAGTTCCACCTCCAATTCCTTGTACCGCATAAGGTGTTGGATATATTGTTACATTTACAGTTTTACTAGTACTTGCCATATTACTTGTTTTCTGTTACATCAGGAAGAGTATCTATTACACCACGCAATATTGTTATTATTCCGCCATCATTTGGATACTCCATTTGCATATCATAGAAAGATGGTGTATAAGATGAGAAATTTTTTGTATATACCGATCCTATAGTTACAAAAATCATACCTTCTGTTGGAGTTGCAGAAAGTCCTCCCGTTACCCCATCAATTCCTACATAAGTAGACCCAGGTGCAGCATAATGCACATAAGATACAATAAGACCACTTGGGTGGTAACTTTTTCTAACTTGCATGGACAAAGTGCATCCAGTTAAATTATATGCTGCGCCAGTAGGGCCTTTTAAATTCATAGCCCATGTGATGGTGTCACCTTTTATAGCGGTAGGATTGTAACTATCGGCCATTAATAGATCTCCAAATAATAATAGCCTTTATTAGAGGCTATCATTAATTCTACTATATTTAGAACGTTAAAAAATTATCAAAGTTTAACTGTAACTGCCTCAGGTTTAATATTTAAGGTAGTTTTATTGGATTCTTTAATAATCTTTTCAGACCATTCTTTTTGCTTTTCAGCCATTTCTTTTTGAAGTTTTTGAAAATGTTCTATATAAATTTTATAGTTATTTTGAACTCGCTCACGATGCTCTGGAGGCAAATGAGGTTCCTTTAACAATTTTTCACAAACGCCCATACCAATTTCAGGCTTACCGGCATAGAATGCAGTAGTTCCAATTTCATCAAAGATTCCCCATGTATAATTTGCACGGTCAACGAACAAAATATCATTTTGTGGAAGTGGTATTGTCAATCCCAATGATGCTATCAAAAAGGCATTTCTTGGTCTATTATACTTTCTATAGATACAAGAAAGATGATAGAGTGGTTCCACTCTATTTGGGGCAGTTTCAAATGCCATCATGAATGCATCTGCAATATCTTCTACTGGCTTACCTTGGAATTCACGGCTCATTCCTACACGCATCCAAGAAAAGAACACTTCCTCGTGCCATGCACCCAATTTAATTCTGGTTAAATATTCTTTTTCTGCTACTTCATACATTCTGGCATCAAATGCCGATTGAGCAGCATAAAATTGCTTTCTTGGTTGATTGGGATCTTTTTCCAAATAACCCTTTAAAGTATAATAATCTTTTGTGTACTTTTCTATATCATTTGACGAAGCTCTAGATCTGCAACCTTCTGTGCGAACTTCCCATGCGTAATTGCCGTCAAGTTTTTGTACATTCATTGGCTGTTCACACATTGCATATTCATGGAGTGGTTCTTCGTACCACCACTTCTTTTTAGCAAGATTAAAAACTTGAGCGCGCAACCATTGGAATTCTCCACGCTTAATATTAACCACGTATCCATCTAAAGAATCATCAAATTTATCAACTGGTAAAGTGCCTTCGATGAAATCATCGGCATCAATCATCATTGCCCACTTTGTCTTCCCCAGACAAGCTTCAAGTGCTTTGGAACGATTTGTACCAAAGTCAGACCATTCATGATCCAAGATTTCTCCCGGAATACCTTTTTCATCAAAAAACTTTTTGATGATTTCTTTTGTATTATCTGTAGAGCCTGTATCGGCAATTACATAATAATCAATAAATGGTGCGCATGAAGCCAAACATCTTTCAATATTTGGGGCTTCGTTTTTAACAATCATAGCTAAAGTCAAATTATACATAGTCATCCTTATGAATTAAAAAATTTACGTAAAGTTCCTGGATTAAATTTTGGAATCAAATTCCAATTATGTTTTTCTTCGTGTTTAATGATCTTTAATCCAGTCAAAGCCATTTTATCTTGTATCTTATCTTTATCCAAAACTTCAAGAAGTTCCCAATCTTCTAACAATTTTATAATAGCATTTCGTCTTTGAATGTCTTCATTTGAGACATTCGAAGGTAGCCCGTCTAAAGCAAATAATTCTTTAAAGTGGGCAACAATATATATGTCATCTTTATGAATAAGATGACAAGACTGGTACAATATATTTTTACCTTTTGGAGAAACACCCATTCGTGTTAGGGTTTCTCTGACGACCATAAAATCTTCATCGTCAAATAATTTTACATGTACACCAACACCATTAAAAATACGATTAGAAACATCAGACATACAAAAATCCTTATTTGTCGGTACCGCCAGTATATTGGGATCGTCTTAATTGATCCAGTTCTTTGGGTCCGAGAATATTTAGGACTTCTCTAGCCTTGGCTTCTGTATATCCATAAACTGTTCTAATAAGAGAAATATCAGTTTCAGTTTCTTTTTTAAGCCAAGGAGAAAATCTCTTCTTTTTGCGAATGCCAAGTCTATAAAAATCAAACTGACTCTTATTGTCTATCCATGGGGCGCAATTCATTTCATTGGCATGGAAGATGGTATCAGGAAAATACGACAAACATCGGTTTACAACAAATGGTTTATAAAGACGAGGATCAGCATCGTCCTTGTCCAACAGAGGCTTTTTGTCGTGGTTGATGCTTCCCAGAAAGTCTTTAAGTTTTAGCTCTTCGGGCTTCATCAGTTAAACTCACAGTCCATCATAAGTTGAACAATAAGAGCCATTGTATTAATTTCTTGATCCGCAGCAAAGCCAGACTTATATTGATATTCTGCAATAATTAGAATAGCCTGTGGCATTGAATTGGGCTTCAATGATGTATATAGTTCTGTATACAAACGCTTATAAAAGTCCGCCGTATTGATATCCAAGTGTTGAATGACCCACTTACGACAAGATGTAAAATCCTTGCCCTTCATGAAGCCAAGCAGTTCCTTGTATGATTCGCTACTCCCCTGAGCCAAGATGCCAACATCAATCTTTCCAGATGATGAATACCGCTGCAATTCATTAATGATTCTACGAATATCTGGAAAATGCTTCTTTACCAAATTAGAAAGAACCTGGGTGTCATAGGGAATCTTTTCATTATTGAGAATGTATTCAATACGCTTGAGGACTCCAACTGCAATCTGAGCCTTTTCAGCACTTGGAACAGTAAAATCAATTCCAGTGCACCGAGAATGCAGAGCATCAATGATCCGATTCTTATAATTGCATGTCATGACGAATCTGCAGTTATTTGCAAATTCCTCAATAGCTCCACGCAATGCTGGCTGAATAGACTGTGCATTCGCATAGTCAAACTCGTCCAGAATTACGATCTTCAGTCCACCGTTAAGTGAGACTGTAGAACAATAATTACGAATCTTTGTCCGAAGAGTATCAATACCATTCTCTTCGGAACAGTTGATTATAATGCTCTCGGCACCCAAATCATTCGCCAAGGCACGGGCAACCGTAGTTTTGCCCGTGCCTGCTTTACCATATAGCATCATGTTTGGAATTGTACCTTCCTTGATCATACCTTTAAACACAGTGGCAAGATCGATAGGAAGAATGCAATCAGACAGTGTTTTGGGGCGATACTTTTCGACCCAAAGTAGATTAGTCACATCAGACACGATTAACCCCGCTTGATGGCGATGTAGTAAGAAAGATCCAGACTCTTATGTGTAAACTTAGAAACAACAGTGTCAGTCAATTCAACAGTGTATGAACCAGGAATAAACTTCATTTCAGAAACATTGATAGTTCCTTCAAAATCCATACCTGTGTAGTTCTCATCAATAACGATTTCAAAATTGTTGCTAGTGCTTTGGCTGGAGTCATCAACGCTAATGACAAACTTTCCATCTTGACCAATCATACGGAGATCACTGACCTGAAGAATACTAGATGCCTTGAGAACTTCATTTAGATCTTTTTCATCAAGATCAAACTTAGTTACTGAATTGGGCATTTTCATTTCTTTAGTCGGAATCGTCAATAGGCTTGGTTCCGAATAATAGTAAGTAACACTAGATCGACCATTTGTAATCACGACATGAGTGTCATGAAACTCAAGATCGGGGTTGTTAAACATGCTAACAATACCAAGAAACTTATTGAGATCCCAGATAGGAACATCAACATCAAAGTCCTCGGTTACCTTTGCCTGCACATAAATGTTCTTACCGGGAGAAATCGTCTTTAGAACGTTTCCTGCCTGAATAAGAATATTAGAATTGATGGCTGCAAAATTCTTTAGAATGTTATAGGTTTCTTTGCTCAGACGCATTTTTGTCACAGTATTCATATAAATCTTTCTGTAAATTAATCAAAATCTTTACGATAAACACTATCGTTAAGTTGCTGCTTTTGTTCATGTCGATTGCCACGAACATTTCTCTTCTGTTGTTTCTTGCTCAAGCCAGTAGGCTTATTCTTGCGACGATTCTTAAACTTTTCAAAACTCTCTTCATTCATAGTTCTATTATAACTCCAATTTCGTATAATACAAATATATTTATACCTGAACCTTGATTTTTGAAAAATTATTTTTCTTTTCAAATTGCAAAGTTTGGTCAAACTTATCAACTAGTGCATCAGCCTTGTGACTAATGATGTAGATTGAACATTTGTTCTTCATTTTATTCAAGATCTTCATAAATGCTTCCGTACCTGCTGCGTCCAAAGATGAATCTAGAATTTCGTCAAAGATCAATAGATTGCAGTTAAGACTGTTCTTCATCTTGGCAACTTCACGCCAAGTTAGCAGGATCGCCAAGTCGATGCGTTGTTTTTCTCCCTCAGAGAAAGAGGAATATGAGAATGCATCTCTGTATCGTGACTTGATGGTCTCCTTGAATTCCTCATCGATTGTGAAGTCAACATAGAGATTAAGTTTTCCGAGGAACTTGTTGACGAGTCCATTGATGATGGGAACATAATGTTTGATAATGCGGCTCTTAAGCCCCCCATCCTTGAGGATATCATAAACAACATCATAGTGAATTTGTTGAGAGATAAAAGATTCAAGTTTTTTGGCGATATCATTCTTTTTATTTTCCGATTCATTCAGGCTATTTTCCAGTATAGAAATATTGCTTGAGGCTTCTTTGTCTTTCTTATCTTTTTTAATAACTTTGATATTTGACTCTGCATTTCCAATTCTGTAATTCAAAGCATTTATCTCTTGAACTTTTGTTCTAGACAAGACCATGAGTTTTTCATATTCTTTCTTAGACGCTTCTAGTTCAATATTTTTCTTTTCCGCAACTTTAAGTGCCTCAGAACAGTCTTTGGATTTCTTGCGTTTTTCTTCCAGATGCTTTTCTTTTTGATCTTTAGGAAGAACTTGTAAGCAACACTTGCAGGTTGCATTTTCTTCTAATGCCTTGATGTCATCCAGTAGCGTAGCATGAAGAGTTTCTGTCTTTACTAACATAGATGGAACATCTTTGAGTGATTCAATCTTTTTGTTAATCTTTGTTATTTGTTCTCCAAGCTTTTTATGATCATCAAGTTCAGTCTTAACTAGAACTCTATCTTGATCTATTTGGTCTTGGTATTCTTTAATTCGATTTACAAGAACATTTATGTCATCTGCATTGCTAGTCTTTACTTGATCAATGAATTCTTTTTGAGATTTTATCTTTTCATGAGCAATCTTGACCAAACTTTCATGCTCTCCAATAGACACTTTCAATGAACTAAGTTGTCCTTTTACATGCTGGTTCATATCTGCCAAGATATCAAGATCCAAAAGACCTTCAATGATCTTGCGGCGTTCTGCTGGTGTCAGTTGCATGAATGGTATAAAGTTAGACTTACCAAGAATAACAACTTGCTTGAATGCCGCATAATCAAATCCAAGAATATGTTCTTCAAACATTTCTTGGTAATCTTTTGACTTGGCATTCTGGTCAATCATATTCCCATCTTTGATAATTTCAAAGATCTTTGGAGATAGGCCACGGCGAACCAAATAATGAGATCCTGACTTGTTGAACTCTATCTCAACTAGGCAATTCTTGCCATTAACGGTGTTTACAAGCTGCGGTATATTAATGGGTCGGAAGGGTTTTCCAAACAATCCAAAGCACAGGGAGTCCAATAACGCAAAAGACTTGCCGTGTCCGTTGGTACCTGTGACTAGCGTGGTCTTATGATTATCTAGTTTAATCTCGGAAAAATTTGTGCCAAACGATCCAAAATTTTTAAACCGAACTTTTAAAAATTCAATCACTCTTCATCCTTTGATAGTGCACTATTATATGCTTCATCTATAATACGGGAAAGGAACTTCTTGTCAATAGATTTTTCCTGAATAGTTTCAAGTTCTTCATGCAGTAGTTGCAGAGTATCCTTATGAACATCTACAGCCACCAATTCAGGGTTTGCAGATACTTCTTCAGTTACTGCCAGTTCTGCCACGCCTGCTTCATAGAATTTATCCATGTATTTTTCAAAACTCGCAGCCTTCGTGCGTTTCTTGATAAAAATCTTGACATAGCAATCCTTGAACTTGGAGTAGTCAAGTTTTTCTGGTTCGTCTTCATTATAATCAAACGTATAGAATAACTTTTTGTTATTTTCGACAAATACCAGTTCTCTAGCCAAAAAGTCAAATACGTGGAATCCTTTTGGCTCCCAAACATCTGAGAAAGCCATTTGGTATTGCGTACCAAGATAATAAATATTGTCACGAGTGGACTTAATATGATAATGCCCAGTAAGAACGTATTCAAACTTGTCGAAGTGTTTGGGGTCATATCCTTGCTCTATAAAGATACCACGAATACTCTGAAATCCAAATAATTCTAGATGTCCCATAAGAAGGGAGCATGTGGTATTGGTGATAAACTTTGCTGCCTGTCCTTCATTTTCTGGATTGATCCAAGGTAGAAGAGCCACGCAACCTGCTGAGGTTTGAATCTCGGTGGGTTCAGAATAGATTTCCCAGTTTTGGTATGGAGCCACTAACTCATGTAATGAGTTTACATTGTTATTATTACGGTAATATGTGTCATGGTTACCACAGATTGCAATACATTTGATACCCATGTCTCTAAGAGGTTCGAAGAATCGTGTGCGTACTTGATGAAGGGTCTTGAAGTTTATGTACTTTCTACGATCAAAAACATCTCCCAGATGGAAGATGGTCTTAATGTTGTTTTCCTTGAGATAAGGAAACAACTGTTCTTCAAAGAACGTAAGAAAGTATTCAAGCACGATAGGAGAATCGGCCTTGTAGCCGAAGTGGGTATCGTTAAGAATTATTGCTTTCATATATCAAGAGTATCTTTTTTAGATTTTCTTTTTCTTTTAACAGAAGTCTTGGCTGGCTTTAACATATCATCAAATCGTTTCATGTCAAGATCAGTCAAGCCAAAGAAATCTCTTCGTCCTATATCAATACCAGCATATGTTTCATTAAACCAGTTATGAAAATCTTTATCGTTTTGCTGCTCTGCGTATTTGTACTGTGTGTATTTTTCTTTCTTTTCTTTGTTTATAATACGCACAAAAGAAAACCAGCAAATCTGTGTTAGGTAGCCAAATGGGCTAGTAGACTTGCTGGGATCAAAGTTATCAATATAAGTTATGCAATTTAATACTGCATCTGATACCATCTCTTCTCTATAGGGATAATTTGCAAAATTTGGTCTAAATGATAAACGTGATGCTATCTTTAAAACACATTCACCTATAAAATCAGGTAACTTTGGTTTCTTTCTTCCAGCATTTTCTGCATCATCACGTTTTTTACGATAGTCTACTAAAGCATCATAAAGTTCTTGATTACTTACGTAATCTGCATCTGATGCTTTCTTTTTCTTTTTAGGTTGTTTCACGTTATTAATATAACACGGTATATAGAATAATCAAATTTTATTTTTTAAAAATATAATCACCACCTAACTTGCCACCAATTTCTTCATAATATTTGTATCCACATTTTTCTAAATAAGAAACACAATCATTTAATTTTTTGGTACCCTTACCAGAAAATGCACCATCTGAATGAGTTATTTCAAAATATATTGTTTGAATATTTAATTTGGAAAAATCTGTACTCAGTAATATATCACAATCATGCCCTTCTGTGTCTATGAATAAATTATCAATAATTACAGTTTCATCAAACCCCAATACACTATTTAAATAATCATTTAAAGTAAAACACAAAACATCAACTTCCTTTATATCATCTTCTTTCCAGTTATGGGCAAAAAGATGTTCTTTATTACACGAGGCTTGTTGTGAATTACCTGAAATATAGTTATTGAAATATATTTTAATAAAACCTGTTTTATTACTTATAGCAATATTTGAAATTATTTTATTCTTTAAATTTATATATCTATTTTTAATATGTGGTATAGAATGAATATTTGGTTCAATAAAAATTCCAAGAACATCATCATAGTTTAAAGATGAAATAAGTTGATTTACATGATCATTTGCATCTGCTACACCTATTTGAACAATTGTTTTCATTTTGTTGTAATCTTCCTTATACTGTTTGGGGCATCTTTAACATTATGTAATTTTTACAATTTAACCCATTACGTTCCATGCAATCATAATAATGTAACTCATTATCATTTATTTTAATTTGCTTCCAGACTTTTTTATCGCAATTGAACAATATATTCATTATTGCTTGTTCATTTGTTCTAGTATTTATATACCGGTTTCCCAGCTCTAATAGTTGATTTATTGTCTGATCTTCTATTAACTGAGTATCGAATAAATACATTCCTGTTTGAAAATAATCTACATTTAAATCATATAAAGATGATAATTTGTCATGTAAATTTTTAAATCTATCAGACTCAAATTGTCTTGACAATTTCCATTCATATGTTGGGTAGGCATCTGAGTGTGCTAAAAAACTATTTGTGCAATTCAAATTTAAAAGTTTTTGTATTGGATTATATATTTTCATTCCACCATCAATCAACATACAACTATTCCATTGTCTAAAATAATCATGAAATGTATAAATTTTATGCCATTGAAATGGTTTATTAAAATCTCTTCCATCAAAAGTAGATACACCATTTAATTTTTTTAAAACTTCTGATCGGTCTATTGTTGGAAAATATTTTACAATTATATTTGTATCATTTGTAGTGTAATGTTTTAAATCATCGCCAACCATAAGAACAATAGTATCTGTATAATTTCCTTTTGTTCTTAATTCAGATATAGTTTGTTCAGTTCGACTTAAATGACTTTTATTACAAAAAGTAATAATACATTGATTTGTTTTCATTTTAATCTTTTCAAAATATTTTGATACACGCCATCCATAGAAAAATATTGTTTATATATTTCTTTTCCAATTTGTTTCATTTTTTTATATTTTTCATCGGGTATTGATTTTAGTTTTTTATATGCCGTATCTATTTCATTTTCGTGAATCAAAATAGCAAAATCATCCCAATTTAACTCATCTGTCCATGGAAGATAAAATTGGTCACTGATTACAACGGGAACACACCCTAATTGAAAACATTCATATAACCTAAAAGAATTTAAACCATACCCACGTGGACATAACATATATTTACTCTTTACTGCAGCATCTAAAAACATATAAAAATCATTTTGAGGAACTGTTGGAGACCAATTTTTAACATAAATAAAACAATCATCTTTTTGAGAAAAATTATTTGCAATTTTTAATCTAATATTATGAGTATTGGAACCAACAAAAGAGGCTAGTATGGATCTATCTTGTTCTGTATATTCAACATTAAGCGGAGAGCATATCAGTGGAATTGGTATAACATTGTTTCCCCGATAATTTCCTCCAGCACCAAAACATAAAGTATCTTTTGGAAGTTTATGTAGAGGTGCATCATCGTGTTGCAATATAGTAAAATATTTTTTATTTTGATCTAAAGAATTTAAAAATGGTTGTATTTCCTGCGTCTGATTTTGAACATACAATGTTGTCCAACTTATAGCAATAAAATCTCTTAATATAGATTGATCTTCATTTAAATATTTTTTGTAAAAATAGTCCTCCAAGTAATCACCTACATGATATGGTGGATATGTTGGATAAACTGGATTTGGTCTTAAAGATTCTAGAGAGTATATCATAATAATTATTCACTGCCAAGTACATGTATGAAAATGTATTGCTATTGTATTTTCCGTTGCACAAGATTCTATAAAATTTACTGTTTCGTTGTCTAACTTTTTTATAAGATGTCTATTTGCACAATCAAAAGGAAAAAACACATCTTTTGGTAAAAAACACACATCGTTTAAATATTTAAATTTTTCAAAAATTTTTGCTAAATAATATGGACCAGTTCTGTTCATCGTATCTTGAATATAATCTCCTCGGTGAACAACAGGAATACTGTCTCGTAGACCATTTAAAAAATCAATGCAAATTGGGTGATTTTTTGTCGATCCCACAATACTATTCCAAACTTCATTATTATTTCCTGCACTTATAAAAAAATTGTTTGATAATAAATTATCAAATTTTTTAAGCTGGATAAAATCATAATCCATATAGATACCACCATATTTATTTAATATCTCAAATCTAAAAATATCTGATTTTGATCCGTAATTTTCTGTCGCATCAAATAAGTTTTTATTGATCATTTCAAAATCAATATTATTTTCATTCCACTCTTTAACTTCATAATCACTGTTTATTTTTTTAATTTGTTCTACAGTATAATCAAAAAACGATGGTCTTTGTCCACCAAACCAAACTAAATGTATTATTTTAGGTATCACTTTTTATCCTTTACAAAAAACGCATCACCCCATGTATATCCTGCCCAATTAATTTCTTTTAATACGAATCCATATTTTGATAAAAATGTATATAATTCATCAATCATTGCACAGTTTTCATACACTTCGGCGCGGTTTACTTCACTTATTATATAGTCGATGTTATCAAGTGTTTTTTCTGCACCTTTTAATACTTCTAGCTCATATCCCTGAACATCGATATTAATTAAATTATAGTTGGTTTTTTCAAACGGATAATCATCCAAACGAATCATATCAACTTCTTCGGTTTCTGTAAAAACTATATGTGGATATTGCTCTAAATGTAATTTGGGTTTTAATATAGAATTTGAGCCACCTTCATTGGCATTTTCTATATTAATTAAAACTTTTTTATTTTCGTTCCCTAGCGCTTTATTTACTAAGATCGCATCATTTCCTATATTTTTTTGTAACATACTAAATGTTGCTTTAGTAGGCTCAAAATATATTATATTATTAATTTTATTTTTCTTATAAAGCACATGTTCTTGGCCAGAATGGGCACCTATATGCAATACACCTTTTACCGAACAACAATATTTTATCAACAATTCATCAAAATTTAAAAGCATAAAATTATTTAAAACCTTTTTAAAAATTAACATGTACCTCTTAATAGAGGATTTACTGAATATTTATTCAAAATAGCCATCAATTCTTTTTTATATTCACTAACATTCCATTTTCCTTTAACAATTGCCGTAGCAATATAAGGAAAAATAGAGGAATCCCAATGCATCATTCCTCTTTTTGGTTCATTATTAAAATAATACGTAGCATAATAGTTTAATTTATTCATCGCCATTGCAAATTCAATTCCTTCTTGAAATCTTGTATATGGAGTGTTTCTATATACCTGTACAAAATCTTTAGTTTTCCACAAAGTAGGTTGAAATGAAACACTAGTTATAGAATTGTGTGGTTGATCTGGAGTTTGAACCCAATAAATTTTTTCTTTAATTGGAATTTGTGTAATATCACCACATTTAATCAATCGAACATATGAAATAATAGTTTCATCTAAAAAATCGGTTATGTATTTAAGTTCTTCTGTATTGACACTATCATACAAGAAAAAATCTTCCTGCATGTAAATCATGTATTCTGTTTTTACATTGTTCTCAACAATATCCGCAATTTCTTGACAATAGTTTTCATCTTTATATTCTACAAATTTATGATTTTTATAATTATCTGAAATTTGATTTGATGCCACAATACTGCTAAATTCAGGTGCATGTTTATCCAAAAGATCAAAATATATTGGCCAAATATCTTTGCAGTTTGAATGAGTATATGTAAATAAAGTTATATTATCCATTATTAATTCCACAACACTATTTCTTTATTATATATGGTATTTTCCAACATATATGGGCGAGTTTTTTTCCCGTGAATTAATTCATCTGTTGCACTTCCGACATCTATATATCTGTTATTTGGATTAGTTGTGTACAAGTTATGTATTAAAATTTCCGATAAAGGTCCAGCACTTATCAAGAATAACGTATTGGTATACTTTAATGAAAGATTTTGCATATCTTTTTGTATAGACTCATAATTATTTTCATAATAATTTACACAATCATCTGGAACTGAATAGTATTCCAATACTTTAACTGGATTTAAATTTTTATTTTTTCCATATTGCGATGCGCAACATACAACGGGTTCATCTAATTCTTGATATAACAACGATTTAAATTTTGTGTAATTACCATTAATCCAGAGATCAGAAAAAGTAATATTGTCGTCATTGTGATTTATATGATTTTTTAAAAATATATGATCATCAAAAGATTGGTTTGGACTGGTTATTGCATAATAATAATTTTTTTCAACGTGATTCAAAGTAGAAAATAAATCTTTTCCAAGCTTGTAAAGTCTATTTTCACATGACCATTTATCTGACATAAAGGCTTGTGTGTTTTTTCCAACCGACAACCCTTTCATCAACTTTACTTCACCATCTGCGTATCTGGTATACGCAAAATTTTCTTTATTTAATATTTTATTTTTAAATTTATAGAAATCTTCAATAAAATTTTTATACATAAAATTCCTTTATATGTGAGACTATTTTTTTTACAGTGTTTCCACTACCATAAGGACATGGTAAAGACAACTCATAGTCGTGATCAAATTTTTTAATATACTCTTTAATAAGTTCTTTTGTTGGAGCCAAAAATGAAAAAGTTTCCAAACCTTCTTGTCTTTCAGTTTCTTTTCTGAAAACAATGGTCTTTTTACCAAAGAATGAAGCTTCTTCCTGTATTCCACCACTGTCTGTTATTACAAATCTAGATTCTTTTAACAATAATATAAGTTTATCATGTGGTTGTGGTGATAAAATTTTTAAATTAATCGGAAGATGGTCTAATTCTACTGCCGGGTGCTTAATATATACAAAAGAAAGATGCGGATAACTTAAACTTAAGTTATCCAGATAAATTAAAATATCATTGATAACTTTTTTATTCTCTCTTCTGTGTAAAGTAATAGGAATAATATTACCGTATCGATTTCCTTCTTTGGAAAGATTATCTAAAACTGTATTACCCACAACATATATGTTTCCCTGTACTTTTTCCTGTAGTAGGGTCTGCTTATTAAACTCAGTAACACAAAAATGGTATTTTGCAATTGAAGATATGCAACGTCGGTAAGATTCTTCTGGATAAGGATTAGCGTTATCCCATGTTCTCAACCCGGCCTCAATATGCGCTACTGGAATGTTACTATTAAATGCATTTAAGGCTATACCAAATGCAGTAGCTGTATCTCCCTGAACTATTACAAGTCTTGTTTCGGGAGAAAAAATAAAATCAGATAAACAATTTTTTATAACCGCATTTAATCTATTTTTTCCTTGATCCAGAGAAATAATTCGATCAAATTTACAATCATCTATTAAAGATGTGTGTTGTTGTACTTTTACCAGTTCACAATCAAAATTTGCATTTTTTATTTCTGTATAAAGTTTATACAGTTTTATATATTCTGGTCTAGTTCCATAAAAAATAGTTATCATTTTATGCTCTTAATAATTTAAATCCACTGTCTACAGATTTTGAAAGTTCCATGGCCATCATCTGCCCTCCACCCAATTTCATGTTTCCAACTTGGTATAGATTCATAGAAATTCCTTCTGGGCTATGTCCATATGGTTCACCTTTTATGCTTCCCCACATTTCTAAATCATCTTTTGGATGAGGTGGTACATATACACCTTGATTGGTATATTTTTGTATCATTTTAGCAAAATGAATATCTTCACCAACTATTGGAAATTGGTTTGTTGGTGGAAGTTCTCTCCAAAAAACAGAAAGAAGATCTCTATGAAAAAACCAACAATGTCCTACTATATCAACCTTTTCTACTGTTTCATTTGGTTTACACCAACCTAGACGTTCTACTTTATTCCACGTATAATACTTGTCACCAAAAATTACACCAACTGTGCCAAGCAAGCCTGGATGGGTTTTATATGTGTTTAGGCAATTTTCAATCCATTTGGTTCCCGGTATTGTATCATCATCAAAAATTGCAATATAATCTGATCGACAATTTAAAGCCAATGCAAATCTTGCCCATACACCTAAATTTTGATTACAGTCAACAAAAATAACTTCATCTTTTTGAGATTGTTCTATAGGTGCAGAATCAGATTTGTTTTGCCAAACAAATATTTCGTTGATTGGAACCGATTGATTTTTTATGGCTTGATGTTGTTCGGCAAACCATCTTGTTCTACGATATGAATTTAAAACGATTGAAACTGTTTCCATTAATAATCATAACCACTGTCTGGAGTGGTTCCCCAATATTGTTTTGCATAAACTTTACCATTTCCATTATATTCTAAACCAGAATAATGTCTGGGTATAAAATACCAACTAGGATATACAGTTATAGGATATTTTGTTTTATAAACTGTATCCGTAAGCAGAAGAGGACCAGTAATTTCCCATGTGGCTAAAGGTGGATAATTCATGTGTGGATAATGACCAATTCTATCCATAATACTTTTCATCAATTCGCATCCTTTTTCGGATGCAAGATATCCATTTGCCATCAAACCTCTACGAACATTTTCATTTTCCCAACAACAAAAACAATGATTGTTTAATAAACAATCATCCAATGATTCTATACATTCTGAATCAGCATCAATAAAAAAACCACCTTCTTCGTAAAGAATCTGATATCGTAAAATATCTGCTTTACCTGGTAAAGAAGGACATTCATCAAATTGTTTTTTACAAATTAAATTTGGTAAATTATCATCTGTCCACAATTTATGTTGCCAACTAGGATTTTTATCTATCCACGTTTGAATTAATTTATCTGGACGTTTAGACTGGTCACCAACCCAGATTTGGTGAATAATTTTTGGAATCATAAGACCTCACAATTAATATAATACATTATATAAAGATGTCAAGTTATTTAGTTGACTTTTTTCTAAGGTACTTTATACTCTAAACCAAATGAATCTAGAAGACCTCAAGAATAATATTACTAAAGATTCCCAAATAGACTCTACAGAACTAGGTGTAGAGGCCCTTAAGATACCTCAAGTACACGCCAAGTATCTTAATATGCTTACAGACTTTAAATTGCTTTTGACCAAGCATCAGAATGATTATGCAATTCAACGATTGCGTAAGTGGAAAATATTGACTGGCAAAGCATCCAAAGAAGAGCTGGAAGCATGGGGAGAAGAACCCTTTGACTTGGATCTACTCAAGACTGATGTAGAGAAGTTTATTGATGGTGACCCCAAGATTGTTGAATTGAAATCTAAGGTTGCTGTTAATGAAATTAAGGTCAAGATGGTTGAGGAATTTTTAAAGGCCATAAATAATCGAAACTTCAACATCAAGTCTGCCATTGACTGGCAAAAAATGATGAACGGTATAGTATAAATATTATGTGGATATTGAAGTTGAATCTGTAGATGAAGTTCGTTACTACATCAAAACAGAAAAAGGAATTAAGCAAGAACTACGAGATTATTTCTCGTTCATGGTACCCGGTGCCCAGTATATGCCCATGTTTAAACGGCGTATATGGGATGGAAAGATCCGGTTATATGATATCCTTACATCCACGCTTCCTCGCGGTCTAAAAACATATCTTGATAAGTTTTCTCAAGATCGTAAATACTCATTAAATATTAAAGAGAGTAGGAATCCTTTATGTATAAAGGAAACACAGCTTGCACAATTTTACGATACCCTAGCGGTATCGGTAAAGAAAAAACCAGTGCAGATGCATGCTCATCAGCAACAGGCTATTATGCATGCTTTGAACCATCACAGATGCGTATTGATTTCTCCTACTGGTTCGGGCAAAAGTTTGATAATCTACGTCTTGGTCCGGTTTCTACAATCCGTATTATCACCAAATCGCAAAATTTTGATTCTCGTACCAACCGTTGGTCTCGTGAATCAGATGGATTCTGATTTTTTTGATTACTCTTCCCAAGACTCATCTTGGTCTTGCAAAAAGTACATTCATAAGATCTCAGCTGGTGTAGATAAAGATACCAATAAGCAGAT